GCTAAATTTAGCAAATTTGCTATAGCTGTGCATGAAATGTTGACGAAGGGAGCAATCAGTTCATCGGAAGATAAATCTGGTTGGTGTCACAACATGCACGCACCATTCATGGGAGTTGGAATTGGTATTGTCGCAAGATTGATCGGTTCTACAGGTTTGGTCTCCACAGCCGCCAAATTGTTAGTAGACACATCTAGATGGACTGTTTTGCCCCCGAAATGTGAAAATGAGTTAATTGAACAAATAGAAACTAAATTGAAGGTTGCATATTGCCACTCGAACAAAGTAGAAACTTGTTGGATGGTCAAACACTACAGGAGTATGCAACAAGGACAAGATCAAACAAGCTCAGCAATTATTGGAACAGTTTGTGTGAAAGGCATAGATGAAATACAAAAATTATGTTGCAAAGATATCAAAGAAACTTATGTTGTAACAACGGCTGATGACGAAAGCCGAACTATGCAATTGGTTGACAAACCGGTGTACAATCCTAAGAAAACGGCTTATGACTACGTGGAAGCACCAATGCCATTGTTGAAACACTGTTTGATGGAAAATAATTGGAGAAAACATATGGTTTCTTGGCTATTAGCTGAATTCAATAATAGCACTGCTGGCCCATATGGAATGTACAATTCCCAATTAGCTCAATGTTTTTTGTGTTTGCAACCTTTAAGATCTGACAACCCTTTGGATGACATAATAAGTTTAGTTTCTAATGCCAGACAGTCAATTCCTTGGGGTTGTAGCTTAGACGTAGCAAGGGCGGCTCTGTCTTATGGAAAATCTATGTTCAGACAGAAGTGGCTGTTCACACAGAGTGACATAGATATTCTTGATGTGCTGAGATTGTTCCCTCAAACCGACGAAGAGTTGATACAAGGTTTCCATGTTAGAGATGAATCTGTCAAACGTAGAATGATTCAAATGATGAGTAATGATCAAATACTTACATTAGCAGATTCTGGGTCATCAATATATAACGTGATGAGGAAATATAGAATCAGAAACAGTAAAGGAAAGAGAAAGAATGTTTTTTCTTATCCAAGTGAAATATGGGGACTTACTAGGATAGTAGAACAAATTTCGTCATCTGTTAAGATAGCTGGCAGATTGAATTCCGCATATTTGAGACCTTTGGCAGTGGCAAAACGATTGATTGTTAAAAATGATTTCATGAAAGCAATGACAGCCCCATTGTTGGAGTTACCACCAGAGAGAGAAGAGTGTTTAAAATTG